GCTTTCAGTAACATAAATTTCTTTATGTTCCTGGTCGTATCTTTTGTACTCGAGTCCGAACAAGGCGTTTAAACCTGGCTCAAGCTCTTTTACGAGTTGTTGTCGTGATATTGCCATAATTTATTCTCCTTATCCTGCTCCTACAGTGCCTACTCCATGACCAAATAAATGCATGTTAATTATAACACGCCAATTTACATTAGCGGCTGTTAAATCATTATTTTTTGGATCACGAGAAACACCGATGATTAAAAGTTGAGCAGCAGCATCACTAGAAGCAGCAATTGTGCTGTCATCTAGTTCAGTGTTGCTTACCCCGTTTAAAGTACTTCCACCGAAGTTCACCATGTCCGCATTAGAAAATACATCTGCTTGTGCTGACGCCCCTGTGTTGTCTGATTGAATTTCAAACATTTGGTTAGGGTTGTCATAAACAAAAGCTTCAATATCTTTGCTTGAAGGCGGTGTTATGCTTCCTGGATAATAATTTTTAAACGTAGGTTTTAACGTAGTTGGATCTGTGTAGAAACATCCCCAGAATGCGCCCATGTTCGGTACAGCACCGGCAGTAGCGATATCAACATATCCTGCTGCTGCGATAACTGGCGAACCTTGATATAAAACACTAGCATCGCCAGCGTCTATAAAATGGGAACTCATACCTGTGGAATCATCTCCTTGACCCGACATCTTTAACGGTCTTAGACCGAAAGCGGCATCTTGATTTGCCATAGTTGTTTCCTCCGTATGTCACCTGTCCCAAAAGGGACCTCCAGTGACGGTTAATTTAATTCGTTGATTGCAGAAATTGTTAATAAACTATTTCTTACTACCACCGAAAGTTTGCGTCGAGCGTCTATCAACTTCGATAGGCATGCTCGGGTGCTGATCCCTCAGAAGATCTGTTTTGACAGCTTCATCACGTTCTTTAGCTTTTTCACTATAGTAACGTTGACGAGCTTCGGCGATCTCGTTAGGCACTCTGGCCAGCAACAGCCCACCAACTCCAATGACGCCTGTATATTTACCGGATTCAACAACAGGATAACCTTTATCTTTGTATTCACTAGATTTTACTAGTTCATAACCAGATCTAAGTCTTGCTGAAATATTTTTAGAATCATCAAATCCTAAACTTTCAGCTCTTATCCATCTATGCCTGAATCCATCAGGTGCAGGCGGAGCATCTAAAGATGACGGCGGTGTCCATTCGACAGGTCTTTTAGTTTTTTCTCTGTCTTCGGACGCGCGAGGGGTTTTGTTCACTTTATCGTTTTCCATATGCTTATTTCTCCTTCACGATGTTTACTTGTTTCGCATACTCTTCCAGTGGCACATTCAATTTATTAGCAATTGCTACTTGTGAGGATGTGAGTTTCACAGTTCTGCGTCCATCTTTGTACCCTGACCGCGTAGCCGAAGCCACAGTTTGTACAGGTGTTCGTACAGGTTTGGACGATTGTTCTGTATTATTACCAAATTTGTGAGGGAATTCAAGTCTTATTCTTCTATCTAATTCCCCATAATAATCAGTAGATTGTGGGTCGTAGCCCTCATCATCCACTAATTTTTTATGTAAATCAAACGCAGTATAAGTCATAGCACTATCTTTCCCAAACCAACTATTTTTCTGAGCCCATTGCGTTGCAGCAGGATCAGGTGTGGGTTGAGTTGGAATTTGTGGTATGGTTCCTTCACTTAAGGACTTACGTTGCTCATCTGCTTGCTTTTGATTAACTTTCATCTCAGCAAGTCTAGCTTCTTCGTAACCCAATTTAGCGATTTCTTTTTGTGCAGTTACTTCCGCAGTTATATCTCCAGCTTCTCTAGCAGACTGCAATTTAGTTTGCGCAGCTGTTAAACTTGAAGTAATTCGATCTTCCATCTCCTTCACATAACCCGTATCTAATTTAGCGAGTCTGTCTTTAAGAGATTTCTGTTCTCCTTGCACAGATTTTGCATACGTTAAAGCAGCTTCTTTTTGTCGTTCTGCTTCACGCATACGTTTAGTTAATTTAGCAATACGTGATTTAACACCTTTGCTATAATCTTCTAGTTCTTCTTGTTTCTTTTCTTCTGTTTCTTCAGGTTGGCTTTCCTGAACAACAGGCTGCTCATCAGATTTCGCAGGTGCGTCATCGGACTTAACAGGCTCTTCAACAGGTTTTGCATCTTTTACCTCTTCCTTTTCTTTTACCTCTACTATTGCTTTATCTTTTTCTTCAGGCAAAGTAACCTCAACATCCGGTCCACTGGTGTCAAGATTAATTGGCTTGTCTTCTTTTACTTCTTCTTTGGCAGATTTATCATCTGGCATAGTTTCCTCCTATGTTAATATTCATGCAAGATATCCTCTGGATTCTTGATGGTTGCTAAGACTTCATCATCATTTAACAACCGGACTTCACCACCTTCTATTTTTATTCTAGACCCTGCGTAACGAGCAAACATTACCCAGTCTCCTACTTTACACCAAGGTCCATCTTTAAAGCGATCTTTGTCATGATAACAATCAGGACCCATCGCTAATACATTTCCACATTGAGACGCGACTTGTTGTTTTTCAATTGTGTCTTGTCCCATAATAATCCCACCTTTAGTCTTTTCATTTATTTTAAAAGGTAAAACTAATATTCTCCAACCTGTTGGTTGTGGGAGCTTTGATGATTCTTTGGTAACTGTTTTAGATTTTTTTACACCGACAAGATCAGTCTTGGGAAGGGTGATCTTCGGGGTTGATTTTAATAACGTTTCCGTCTTCATTTGGCTCCTTGTTTTTTAGCAGGTTAGAGATTTCCTGTAAAATATAATGATACGTTCGTATCTGACCTAACATATATTGATATTTGTCAAAATTGTCAACACCTGCGATCATACCATTTACAACGTCGTCACGTCGCAGTTCGATCAACTTCTTCAGTTTAAATAATAATTGGACTCCGTCCATAATTCTTTCTTAAATTGTTATACTCTTCCACCTTTCATGAAAGCTTTTCCCATTCCTCTTTGAGCAATGCCACCACCTTTAGCAGTTCTTACAGGGATTCCACCACTAGGATAGCCAAATCTATTGTTTCCTAAGACCGGTGAATATCCACTAACATGAGTCATACTACCACCATTGGCAGCTTTAGCTCTATTCATTTTTCTAAAGGTTTTAGCTAGATTATATCTTTTAGAACCTGGAGGACATGTTTTACTTCCAAACTTCTTACCTGTGCAAGGTTTGTCCTTACGCATGTTCTTGGTTGCTTCTTGTATCCACTTATCGTCTGACATTATTTCTTCCCTCCATTACGAAATATTTGTGTACCCTTTATACCAAATACACTGGCAACTACAAGTATCCATAAATTAGTAAACCATTTTGGTAGATTTGAAAAGTACTCAAAAAAGATCTCTATCTTTTGCATAGCCGCCGGATCCTCTGTCCACACCGACCAAGCGAGCACCAGGATGGGGAGTGTAAGTATCGCAAGAACGATCTCGTCCTTGTAGTCGTTTTGCCGGGCTTCTAAAAGTTTGCCCTGGTAAGATTCTTCTCCTCGGGCCATACGCTCTGCATGCATAAGCTGCGCGTCAGACATAGCCATCTTCGTCTTTTGACGATTGGCGTATATCTTACTCCCAGCTTGTAATGCTATCTTTGCTAAGCCGAACCAGGCCATATTAGTACCAAGTTGCTTTAACTGGTTTTCTAGTTTTTGTACCTTTAACAGTTACTTCTTGAGACTCATGAATATCCGGTGGTGTAATTTCTTTAGCTTCAGAATAACCACTTTTATTACTCCATGGATCCTTAGTAATTTTTGGTTCTTTAACAAAACCAGATCCTATTTCCCAATCTTTAGACATTATAGTGCTACTCCTTTTCCTTTTTTCGCAACGCCGCCGCCTTTGTATCCTTTGTTAAGTTCAGATACGACTCTTTTCTTTTCAGCTCTACGATTACGGTTAGATTTTTCTGCATCAATTCTACCAACTTCTTCTAAAAGATTTTCTCTTCCAGTGTTGTATCCATGTGCTGCTTTGATACGGCCACCTTTTTTGTAAGCTTTTCTAGCATTAGGATAAATTGCTGCTCTACCTGTTCCTTTAAGTTCTGAGCCTGGCATTATTTATCCATCGTTCCGACAGCAGAATAAGCTCTTTTACCCATAGCTTTTTCCATGCCTTTAGATTCATCTCTTCTAGCTTTAAAGCTTTGAGACTTAGTAGACTCTGCGCCATCTCTAGCACCTAGAGATTCGTCAAGTCTGTCATCATAACCTTGTTTTTTGCTACCCTTTGAATAAGGGAAACGTGGTGTGTAAGGTCTTGATCCAAAATCATTTCTCATAATTTGTACTCCTAGGTATTTTTTACTCTAAATAATCCAGCAAGTCCACCCTTATTTGCTAGAAACATTTGGTTATAATTGTCCAAATAGGCTTTTCTTCTCTTTTGTTGCTCTAAATATTGCAAATAAGCCGCCCGTTGCATCTTCAAATATTCCTCATCTTTAGATATTTGAGTTTTCGTTTCATTAACAGTTTCAATGTCTTCTATTTTAATACTTGATCCATCTTTGCCATCATCCCCTGGAGTTTTAATATTAAGCCTAGCTAATAACTCTTTTTTTTCAGGATGGTCGTCAGGAAGAGATGATAGTAATTTTTGATTATCAGAAGTTAATTTGTTTTTAAGATTAGATATATTTACTTTTGTAAAACCCAGATCGAGTTCTCCTTCTTTTATAGTATTGTAGATTTTTTTACCTTGATTAAATTTATTATAAAGTTGAGCTGCTTTCATTATATCTTTACCAAACACTCCTGCTCCTGCTCCAGCAGTGGCTAGAGTGAAAAGTCCTTTTCCTAGAAATCCCAACACTCCACTAGTTTTGGCACTTCTACTTCTAGCTTTTTCACTTGCTCTAATTTTTTTATTAAATTGATCCTTCCAGACTAAAGCGTTTTCTTTGTCTCGTCTGTTTGCATTAGGATCATTTATTATCGCGTTAACTTTTTTTAAATCTTTGTTTAACCAACCTGGTTCCCAATCTCCTTCATGCGGCTTAGGACCATCATCAGGTGTAGTTGTAGTTTTAGATGTAATTTTTCGTGCTGTATCTCTATGCACCTTTCCACCTCTATCCGCACTATTGTCAGTAGAAGGAGTACTACTTCTTTCAGTACCTCCATGTTGTGCTGCTTGCCCTTGTGGTGGGTACGCTGGTATTCCTTCAGGTGTCATTACTTTTTTTCCACCTAAATGTTGTAATGTTTGAGCTTCGCTAGGAGTAATGTAAGATAATTGATGCGGTTGCCCATCAATAATTTTTCCCCCTTCAGCCAACCCCAAAATGCCAGCTTGATGAGCAGGAACCATTCCACCCAGGCCATATTTCTTTTCCCACCTGTTTGCAATGTGGGGAAGATTGGCATGCATATAACGTCTTTGTTTTTCAGATTGGAAAGGCATTAGCTACGAGGTCCTTTCAGCGTTTTAACGTCCTTTCGTT